GTCTGAGTCTTTTCTTTACCACTTGTTGCCTGTACATATTTCTTTAAAAGATATTTTACAGGTAAGTTTGTACTATCATCTACTTGGTATACTGATATTTCAGTTGGGTCAAACGATGATGAGTAATTAAATCTAATTTTTTGATTTGTACTAAACTCGATATCACCATTTGATTCTGCGATTATTTTTGCACCTTCTTTTATATTTAATGCGTATCTAAAATCTGGTCTTACATTTGCACCACTACCAATTGCTGGTACTAATTGGAATACTGCCATATTTGTTGTTGCGGGTACATTTAATTTTGGTTTGTATCCATACGCCTGTGATATTGCAAATATGTTTTTCTTTTCTTGTGCTTGTTCTAATATAGATTCTCTAAGTTGAACATCAGTATAATATGAAAGTACATCCCCAACATATGAAGATAGTTCCAACATCATCATACCTGGAGAGGACTCGTTAAAGTCGTTAAAAGTTTGAGGGAAATAAGTTTTTGTAAAGTCTACAAGATTCTGTCTTATAGAACCAAACTCTCTTCCTATTAACTTAACATCTTTTTTAATTTTATCTGCCATGTTGTATTACCCTATGCTATTGATAGACCACCTTGTTCATCTATCCCTACTATAATTATCTTGTTTGCTCCAGTTTCTCCTACTGAAAATGAAAATGAAAAGTTTACTCTGTTATTATCTGCTTCAGTATCAACTCTAATTTCTCTCATTTTAATGTAAGGTAACCAAAACTTAATATCTTTTTCAAGTCCACCTTTTAATCTTTCGATTAATTCGTCTGTTATATTTTCAAAAAGAAATGAAGGTAAGTCTGTTCCAAACAAAGGCTGAAAGGGTCTCTCACCCTTTCTTGTAAGTAATAAGTTTTTAAGATTCGATAATGCCTGTTCTTCTGTTGTCATCGTACTACGAAATATTGGAGCACCACCCAATGGGAATGGAATCCCAATTGCAGTATTCTTTTTTAAATCTAATGGATTTATTTTTTTCGTAGGTCTTGTAGCCATTATACTCTACCCTTCTTCTTGTTTATTGCTTTCATTAAACCTGAATAATCTTTTGTTAATGCGTTTCCTACACCAGAACTCATCACTGCGTTTACATCAACCGCTCTACCATCAGAATCTTTTGTTGGTATCATTGATTGTGGTGTTGGTGAACTACTGAGTCCCATCATAGATGACATAGTTGCTCTATCCATTCCTTGTGCATTATTTGCAGTCATAGTTCCACCACCCATTGTTGGCCAATGGTCAACTGTTTCATTTAATAGGTCTGAGAATTTCCCACCCTTAAATTTAACATTTGGCTTCTTAACCTTTTTTGTTGGTTGTGGTGTACTCATTTCTTGAATAATAGATTCACGAATAGCAAGTTTCTCTTTTGCCACCTGCTTCTTTACTTCTTCTTTTATTAACAATCGTATTGCTTTTACAAATTTATTAGTGTCCATAATAATAAATAGTTTTATTTTAATTAATTTTTCATTAAATTTAACTCTGTCGTTATTTTAGCGATTCTTGCTTTGATTCCAGTACATTGTCCTTTCAATGCACCACCTGCGGAAGCAAGTGGGGCATTTACTCCTACATATTTGTTAGGTGTTGTACTAATGTTTGGAATAGCTCCATTTGAAGCAAATCCACTAACCGCATTATTTAACGCATCGAGTTCGTTTTTAATTTCGTCTATTTGTGTAAACATATTATCCATCGCAGCTTTCCATGCTGGTGTTGATATATTCACATCTTCTGTTCCTGCCAATATAACTCTATCCTTTTTAGCATTTAATAATACTCGGTCAGAGTTAACCATAAATTGTGGGTCACCCCATAGGTTAGCAGGTGTTACTCCTAAAGAAAATGGATGTGCTTGACTTAAGGATATAGTTTGTTTGGATGTCATATATAATGAAGTATCATCCTCATCAACTTCCTCTATAACAAACTTATTCCAACCACTTGAATTTTGAGTATTTCTTAGTATTGTAATTGGTGATGTAGAGTCACCTTTCCAACTTGGTTTTTCAGTTGTCTTAGCACCAGCTGGAGTATATCCAAGTCTGATTGATTGTCCAAACCTTCCTTCAACTATCACATCACCACTAAATGGTTGTAGTGCGGATACACCACCCACCTCTTCAAATCCAAAATCAAATTGAAAAGGTTTAGTAGAACTTGCTTGTGGATTACCTGCAGATGCTTCTGCATATCCACCCGAGTCAGCTCCATCACCTTCAAGTGTTGTATATCCTGATGGTAATGCGTTATGATTTGTATTCCTTTGTAATGACAACGGAGTTACATAATACATTCGTGTTCTACTTGATAGTGCGTTGGAATCAGGACCTCTTTCATTAATGAGGTATACCATTTCCCCTGCAACGGGTACTCTTTTTATGTTGGTATCCAACGGCCATGCAATTTTTTCAACCTTAGTTCTACCTGATGCCATGTTTACTTCAACCTTAATTGAGTAAAGTAAATCGGAATCAGAGTCTTGTAGTTTTACTTCTGTAACGAGACCTGTGGCCATTATACTTCTCCTGCTTCTTCTTTAGGTAGGTCTTTTTCAACCTCATCTATGGCGTCCATCAATTGTCTTTTCTCTTCATCAGACAACATATAGTTTCCACCATCGGTGTTATTATCTTTCATCATTCGTTGAACAATTGCTGCAAGTTTTATTAATGCGTCATCGTTCCTAACGGATATGTCGAGATATTCCTTTATTAAAGGAACAACTACTGAGGCATCATTTAGATTCTTGACCATTGGTTCAAGTTGTGCAATCAGTAGTTTTATTTGTCGGTCTTTCTTTTTCTGATTAGAATAAATGTCAGCCATTACATCTGAAAAAGATTTACCTTTAAAAATTTCATCGTCTTTGGTCATTGAATTCCTCGATTCTATGATTTATTTCTAAGTGTCCTTTTGATACAAAATCGATGTACAACTCTTTATATACATTTTTTAATTTACCAATTACTTTTGTAATATATTGGGTTTGAACACCAGTTCTCTCTCTAATAAGTATGTAAAGAGCCTTTTTGTTGTAAGAATATAAATCATGTCTTGTTCTAAATAGTTCTGTAACTGAGTCTGCTATTTTTTGTTCTCTATCTTTAGAAAACAGCTTGTATAGATTTGCGTCAACATATCTAACATAGAAATCAAAAAAGTCTGCTATTGATTCTTTTAACTCCTTATCGTAAACTTCGTTACCTATATTTCTTGAACTATCAATATACTTTACTTCGGTCTTTTGTTTCATTCTTTGATAGTTCTGATTATTCTCATTGAATAAATAGTTTCTTGCTACCACAGTAAAATAAGAAAACGCCCTACCATTAGCTCCATTAAATTTATGAATCTTTTGGTTTAGGAACGCAACAACATTAGCTTTGACATCATCATATGGGACATCGAAATAATATGTCTTATATGTGTGAATAACATTTTCAGCTAACTTGTCAAATGGATAGTGAATAAATCTATTGTAGATTTTATTCTTCATCTTATAGTCGTCTGAATTGTTGTATGCGTTAATAGCTATTTCAGTAATCTTCGTGAAATACCTTTTACTCCTTTTCCTTCGTTTCCTCGGCATAATAATTTTCAAGTTTTTCTATGATTGTATATAACTGCTTAAATACAAATCCAGTTTCATCATCATTTTCAAATGCTCCTTTAGTATCTAAGTCCTTCATCTTTTGCATTGAGTCGTCTATTTCCTTTGCAAAGTCAGATATAAATTTTTCCTGTTCTTCAACAATTTCTTCAGCAGCTTCATTCTTTCTCAGTAAATTCCAAGTAGTGAATGCAAATACTATTGTTGTTAAAGACAATATAATAATTGTTTGTACCATAATTTTAATCTTCTACGATATCTTTAAATGCATCAAATACTTTTTTAGTATCCTCAGTCGATGTCTTTGAGGTATTAAATGTATCTGATAATTTCCCTTTTGTAGATGGTCTTCCGTTTGGATTACGAGTTGACTTTACTGGTGCCATCTCTTTTTGCCATCTTTCATACTCATATCTAGCTGCATTGATATCTGCTTGATGCATGATATGAGGTAGAGGTGTTTTAAGGGTTTGGTCTTTATTGAAAGTAATATAATACTTTTTATTAGACTCGTCAT